TCTCGCATAAATGCGCCTATGCCATCGCTTTTGCCATCATTGTCTGTATCACCATATCCACCGCACATCTCTAAAACTCCATCCGATATCTGGCGTCAATTCTCGGTTCGCCCATATTGCTGTCAGAGTAGCTGATACGACCACCATCGCCAATGTTTATTCCAAGCGACCCAGAATATACTGGCTCCATGCCCGTTGATTTCTGCCTGCTGACGTTAAAATCAAACGCGCCCATCTTGGCCGCTGCGCCTAATTTTGTAAATGTGCTGGAGCTTCCCTGCGTAAAACTGGCAAAGGGAAACGTATAGGTATTGTCCTGCATGGTTCTGCTGCCCATAGCATTGCCGCTTATGTCCACTGGCCCCAATGTGGTCGCTCCATCAAGACCAAGGCGCACGGTTCTGGCCCTGTTCTCAACGTCAGCCTGACCATCCCTGTATTTCGTTTTTTCGGTGGTGTAGCCCATTGAGGGCGTGACGCTGCCCATCCTGCCATCAAATGTTCTGTATAAATCCAACTCAGATCGTGATTGATTGGGCCGTTTTTCAAAACGTATACTGCCAGAAACAGGCAGATCAAAATCATCAAATCTATTTTCAACACTTAAATCTGCAAATGCGCCCTGTCTTTCAGCCATCACGCCATTCCCTGTTGTTGAGGTGGCCCCTGCGTTGGGGGCTGCTGTACTGGAACCTGTGCGGCGTCTGATATAGCCGACAGCGCACCCATGTCACCAGCGCCCATGCGCTGTCGAATCTCTGCCACTTTATTCATTAAATACTTATTCATGTCTATGGGTGGCTGACCCCCACCTTGGGAGGGAGGTGGGGGCTGACCACCCTGCGCTTGCTCTGTCGGCTGACCGCCGAAGGCCGCAGGATTTATCGGGGGCAAATTATAGGATCGCGGGGGGTACATTCTTCATTGCCTCCATTTGAATTTTCGCGGCGTTCTTCTCTCGCTCAAGCTGCAATTCGGCCTCCAGCTTTGTGACCTTGGCCTGCAAGTCGGCCTGCGCCTTTGCCATTTCGATCTGCATATCCTGCTTGGCCTCTGCCTGCTTGATCTGAATATTGGACTGTGCCTTGGCCTGATCGGCAGCAATTTGCGCCTGCGTTCTGGCCGTGAGGGCTTCGGTCTCCAGCTTTGCCAATTGCTGCGCGTATTCCAGCGGATTGCCCTGACCTTGGCCCTGCTGACCCACGCCCCTTATGGCTTCGATCTGCTTCATCTGGGGTGCGGCCCTAACCACTTCTGCGGCCCGTTGACTAATGAGGCGATCCTGCTCTGGATCAACGTCCTCAAACTTGAAGTCGGGGTCTTTAAAGTCGGGCAGTGGGGGCAGTTCCATTGCCACGCCTGCCTGCATTCTGAGGCGGTACAGCAGCGCGATATGCTCCGCTATGTGGGCAATTAGGATCGGCTGCATAGTCTTAGCGCCGGGGTTGCCTGCCAAAGATGGGTCTTGCAGGAACTGCATATGCACCGCGATGTGCGCCTCATGGTCTTGCTCAATAAAGGCACGAATTGGCTTGCCATACATCACGCTCATATTTTCATCGATGCAGTCCATCTGGACAGCCTCTTCTGGCTTTTTCAGTATTTCATCGATGTTCTGGATGCGGATCGCTTCGTACATCCGCTTGTACGCCTCGTACATATCGTGAAGTTGCGGTGCGGCCTGCGCCATTTGCAGAACGGCCTGCGCCTGCGCGATGCGCTGGGCGGTGCTAAAGATGTTGGGATCGGACACAGGCACAATGTCAATGCGCTCATCAAAGTCAGCGGCATAGATCGTTTCGGCTGCGCCAGCCCGTGAGAACGTAAACTCTTCTGGCAGATTTTCTGCGTTTAGAGCCGCCAGCATTTTAAATTCTTGGCCCTGCGCGTAGTGCAGGCGCTTGTGAATTGCGCTGAACGCCTTTGATCCCTGCTCAATCAGGGCCACCGTCGATCCCACTGGCGCGTTGGGATTTACGTCACCCACGTTTAGATCGGCTGTGGACGCAAAGCGCTGTCCCGCATCGACCATAAAGCCCAACAAATTAAACAGCGAACCTGACGGCTCCTTAAACGGCAGCGGCATGATGGCCTTCGTTACGTCATCGACTGTACTGTCGAGATCAACAAATTCACCGGGGGATACTTGCAGATCGCCGCCAGTCACACGGCCACGCAGCTTGAACCCGCCCTGCATATTTGCGAATGCGGCACTGTCGAGCAGGGCGCGAAGCGATCCTGTCGCCGCTTTTCCCAGCCCACCGATCATGTGATAGAGGCCAAAGCCATAAAAGCCTAAACCCGGCAGGAACTTGTACGACACGAACCAGTCGCGGCGTTTCTTTAGCTCATCGTCTTCGCGCCAATTGCGTCTGACCGACACGATCTTTTGATTGTCGTAATCGATTGTGATGCAGTACGGCAGGGCGACAGCGTTATCGTCCTGATCGTCCTCATCCATTTCCTCGCCATCAATGCCGTCGAACAGATCATAGAGGTGCATTTCCAGCAGTGTGATTACGTCATCGTTGTTGTCGTATTCATCGACGCCCTCGATTTCGCCAATTACGCTTTCGGCTGGATCGATGTCTTCGCTGCCGTCATCGGTTGTCTGGAGATAGTAGCCGTTTTGAACGTAGCGATTATATTCGTTTTTTGGCATTCTGATTATGTGGGTGTAGCGTGGGGATGTGTAGAGGTCTTTGCTATCTGGAGCCACGCAGAAGTCTTCGGCCTTGACGAACTGGCTGCACTGCCTGTCGAGATTTACGTCCCACCACACCTTTTTAAACGTCTGGCCGACGAGCGGTAGGTGAAACAGCATTTGATCCAGATCGGGAAAGTATTCGGGCATTTCCTCTGTGATCTGGTAATTCATAAATTCTCTGACCCTGCGGCCCTGCTCTTCGATTTCCTCATCGGGCTGACCAATGATGACCGACTTGATCGGGCCACCTGACGGGTAAAGCTCTGCAATGGCCTTGGCATTGAATTGCGTTGCCGCTTCTGCGATCAGCGGGTGAACAACGATGGACAGGCCACGGGTGGCCCTCTCGTCTTCGCTTTCATCTAAGCCCCCGTCTGGGTCTAGGGTCTTGAGGCCAGCCTTGTACCGGGTCTTCCACTCGTCTCTGGCGGCTTCATCGTTTTCGTAATACGACACAAGTTCCGCGCCCTTGGCCGATAGCTCCCGTGCGTCGATCTCTTCTGCGAGATTTGCGTCGAAGCCGCTGTCGCTCTCTTCGATATCGTCTAGCTCTGGATCACCGATCAGCACGTCACCGTCTGGAAGGGTCTCGACCATCAGGTCATCTGCGGGTGCGCCTTCAGCAAACGGGATTACATTTGGATCAGCCATATAAAGTCATCCTTTGCGGTTCTTGATAATCTTCCTCGTCAGGGTCTTCAGTGTGACCAAGGAACCAGCCTTTTCTCAGTCTTAGCCACGCTTGGGTGCAAGTGTCAACGATATCATCATTTGGGTGCGCTGGGAAGGCGGCACATATTGAGATCAAATCTTCGGCCCATTTGCGCTTGGGATAGAATATTCTGCCGTCTTCCAGAAGGGCAGATGCGGCGTGTGCGCGAGCTTCTTTATCACGGTCTGGGCTGTACGCCAGCACTGGCACCCCTGCCTGCCTCAAATCATGCAGCAAGCTGCTTCCTGACGCCTTCTTCTCTATCAGCACTGCGTCTGGCTCCCAGTCATCGTATGCCTCCTGCGCCAGCTTGCGTAGCTCTGGGTAATTAACTTTATCGTACCATGCTTCTAGCACGATGGCACAGTCGTATCCTTGATACTTGAATACGCCCCAAGTGGTTCTGGCGCTGAAGCTGGAGCTTTCTTTTGTTTCAAAGGCTGTGTCCCAAGATTGAATTACATATTCGATATTGTCGGGTAAATTTTCCTTTTCCCACGGCACCCACCAGCTTGACTTCAGTATGCCGCCGCCCTTGGGGCTTGGCCGCTGCTGTAGCTGCCCTGCGGCTGCGTAGGAGCCAAGAGACCGCTCTAGGGTAGTCAGGGTCTTCTCGTCCACCCTTTCGGGCCATAGCAGTTCGCCTTCCTTTGTGCGGGGGTCTGTGAAGCCAAGGGTTGATCTGTTGGGCGTTGGGTGGCCGATCTCATATCTGGCAGGCAAGCATAGGTGATCCCACTCCCCTTCAAGTTGATTTGCCAGAATATGGCCCGTGAGGTCTTGTTCGTGCAATCTTTGCATGATGATGATGAAGGCTCCAGTCTTTGGGTCGTTGAGGCGCGTCTGCATGGCCTGATCCCACCAGTCTAACACACCCTCCCTGACTTTGCTGCTGTCTGCTTCTATCGAATTGTGAGGATCGTCAATTGCGATAATGTCTCCCCCATCCCCGGTCAAAGCGCCCCCGACACTGGTTGCGATTCTGAAGCCTGTCTGATCATTTTCAAAACGCTGCTTCTGGTTTTGATCGTCGGTCAATTTAAACTTGTCACCGAAATGCGCCTTGTACCACGGGCTATCGATCAGCCTGCGGCACTTGGTGCTATCCCTGATCGACAGGGAGGCAGCGTAGGACGCATAGAGAAACTTCTTGGATGGTTGTGTGGCCCAAGTCCACGCAGGCAGCGCCACGGCCACGCTGATTGATTTCATGTGTCGGGGTGGCACGTTGATGATTAGGCGCTTGATATCGCCTTCGGCCACGGCTTGGAGATGATCACTGATGGCATCGATGTGCCAGTTGTTTTTGAAATCGACGCCCGGTTCAATCGTCGGCCATGCGGCTTTCGTAAACTCCCTCAATGATCGTCGGTAACGCTCCGCTTGAACTTGCTCCAGTGTCAGCTTGTTTAAAAGCTGCTGCAATTGCGCTGAGTTGGTCATCGCTCATCCTTGTTAAATCTATGACATTTTTATGTTCGACGGTGGTTGCGACCTCATGCTTGTTCGACCAGTTTTCTTTGTCCCTGTTGTTTAGGTAGTAAATGATGGCGACATTATCCCGCTCGACGGTAGCATTTTCAAACAGGGCATTGGTAACTTTTGAGAGGGCAATTGCCTTGCCTTTTTTTATAGTCTCCAAAAACTCTAAGTTTTCGGCCTGCCTGTTGTAGAAGGTGGCGGGTGAAATACCCAAGCAGGATGCGATTTGTTCGACAGTCAATCCCTGCCCAGCAAGTGTTTTAACCTCTGACATCACCTCTTCCGTGATTTCAAACTTCGGCCTGCCGACAGATTTTTTGGCTGGTTGTTTCTTGGTTGTTTTTTTCGCCATGATACGGCCCTCCTGTTATTTTCATATAATACAAAATTAAATTAAAAAAAAGGGTTGTCGTTCTTGTGATAAAAAAACCCCGCCGAGGCGGGGCTTGATGTCAACTCCCGTTAATTGCCGTTAATTAAAGGGAGAGCATTACGATGGCGACAATTGCGACAAGAGTTACGAAGGCAGCGCCTGCGATAATTTCTTTGCCCCAGCCGTCAGGTTTTGTGTTGTGGATACTGACGTGGCCTCGCATATTGATTGCGATCCACTGCCCTGATCCTGCGGCTGCTTCCCCTGCCTGCGTGTGAACCCAGAGGTGTGGGCTTCCCGCACGTTTGGAGCATTCTGGCTTCAGCCACTCTGGCATGTCTTGGCTCCACTCGTAGCCCCTGAATTGCCAAGATTTAACGATCATAATTTATCCTCTTCATATGGTTCGTATTCGCTGCCGAATAGCTCTTCGATCATTGGCTCAAGTATTTTTACTATTACTTTTCTGCGATCTTTTGGTTTGATATCGGGGTGTCCGTGAACCCATTCACAGACTTTATAAATATATTCCTCTCCATTTATTTCATCTGTCATAATTTATCCTCCCGTTCATCAAACTGGTGAGCCAGTCTGCGTAGCTCTGTTGCGGTTCCTTTGGTGATGACGCCTGTGAATAGTGGGCGTCGATCCTTTGCGTGTACGGCCTCCCCCGCAATTACTGCGTAGGTCGTGTCGGTCAGTTCAAATGTCAGGTGGTTCACTTTGAACTGCTCTCGTTTGATTGCCTGTCTGGTCAATGCATTCCCTCCCGTCTTGCTACGCACATTTCGCAGTCGCATGGCTCATCGTGCATGGTTAGCAGCGCCTCTGCCA